TTACTACGCTAGCGGCCATCAGCACTACCCCCCGCGTGTATTTACCACAGCCTTCCATCCTCTGGTGTAGCGAGATCCTTTAGCAACCTTGGTTACCTCGCTACACCGACAACACTTCTTCTCTACCCACACCGCCGTGGGCATAGGAATGAATCCTATACCAGCCGCGCACTGCTCGCACACGTACCCAGCCTTTAGACGGTTAGCCATCAGCCGCTACGCCGCTTGGGAGATTGTGTCGGAAGTAACCGTCACCGTCCCGCCAGCCACCAGAGCGGTATCAGCCACGGTGTAGTCCCCGCCACCCGCTGTAGCGGTGACTGAAAAGTCCCGGCGGATAGTGTCCGCGGCGTTGCGCATACGCGCCCAGCCTACGGTACCACTTGCGGCGATAGTTACTGACCACGTTCCCGCCTTGCTGGCCGAGCCGGAAGCCGCTGCGCTATGTGCGTCCGCGGGAAGAGGGATAGAAGCTAGCAGCGTCCCCGTTGCGGCAGTATCTGCAGAGGCCGGCTGAGCGCCAGTATACAGATCTAAGAATCCGCTCGCAAACGCGGCGTCAACAGCATCAATTTGAAGATTGCGCAATGCGATATTGTCTCTACGTGCCATGATAATTCTCCTTGATTGAACTTAGGTTGGGTTAAACGCGGTTAAAGCTACATTGCAGGACAGAAGCCAAAAATCTGTCCATGTTTCCCTGTGAGGTTTGCCAGGTCTCCAATTCCTGATATAGTATTCCCAACTATCCTCAGAGGTTCTACTTCCTAGGTGCGGTAACGGAGCACTATCTGTCCATAACAGTAATCGAGCAATCCCGCACGCCAGTCTATCGTTATACTGCAATTGGTCGTACACAACCTTGATATTATTCTCTACTCCCAGTAAAGTCAGTAATTCCCCGGCGTAGGTAGATGAATTTGGGTGCGTGAGGACGCCTTTTACACCTCCGTTCATTTCAAATTGCCAAAAGCCCTTAGCGGGACCTCCTATTTGCTTACGATGTTGAAATCGAGATTCTTGTAATCCTATTGCTAAGAGCATGGCTTGCGCCCTAGTGGAATGCATATTTTCAGGTAAAAGATTTAGACCTGGTAGAATATTGTCACGTAAAACATGTGATAATGTGTCAAAGGTAATTAAACTCATTTTATTCTCCAGTCGAAAAAGACTATAGGTTATTGAACATTTCCACGGAGATGTTAACGTTGGCTGTAGCCACTACAGCTAGATCAGACCTACGCCGAATCTGTATCTGTATTACCACCGAAGCGAACTTACTGGCTCCACTTGTTGACGTAGTTACTGAAGCACCCCAATCCCTTGATCCTCCGATAGCGCCAAGCTGAAGCCAAGTCCCATAGGAGCCAGACATAGTAGCTCCATCTGGATTACTCAGAATAGCGGCCATAGCGTCAAACCCTTCTGCAACTATGGTGCTCTCAGGATCTAGCCACTCTGTAAACGGAGGTATCTCCGTGAACGCCCCTCCATTTAAAGACTGGCGCAGCTTGCCGCCAGTGGCCAGCCTGAACACCACTGAGGCCGTTCCCGGGGACTGCTTGGCCGCACTTAGATTCTTATTTGTCAGAGTTACTCCCCCAGTAGATGGAAGTATATCAACCCATGCGCCCGACGCTCGGCGCTTGCCGATGGTCAGGCTGACCCACGCACCCGCCGAACGGCGCTTTATTGTCGTGAGAGTTACGTTCGCGCCACCTGATTTTCTTGTGAATGTCATAGGTCACCAGAACCAAAGGTCGCCATCAGCCGCCGCTGCACCAGGATCGGCCGACTGGACGAAAACACGGGGCTGACTTACAAGGGGGCCGGAAAGGTTGGCATTGGCCCTGCGGATGCCCGCCATAGCGTCCAGGACGCCAGTGAACTTCGCTCCGTTAAGAGACCCATCCAGACGTGCAATCGGCCCTAGATCAGTGCCATCCACCATGACTCTCAGCCCACTGCCGTCTGTACCCCATCCAATAAACACCTTATTGGTGCCCTGTAGTGTACCGCCGCCCTGCTGCACTGGCGTAAAAGTTAGCCCGCTGCCTGTAGGCGCTTGCGCTTCCCACGCTATTCCGTTCCATGTGGGCACGTTGCCAGTAACGGCCCCAGATTGCTGGATGCTGATAAGTGGGATCGTTATCGCTTGCGCCACCCACGTTGTTCCGTTCCATGTGGGGACGTTACCGTTCGCGTGATTGGTAGCGAAGTTCCCAGAGTGCCACAGCGTATTGTTATTGATCGTAGCTCCGTTAGAGGTTAGCTTTAGAGTCGTGGTAGGATCTCCAGCAGAGTTCAGGCTAGATAAAGTTGTCGTTCCCCCCAACGTGGTAGCCCCAAGAAATTCATGCGGTGCCCCACCCGTCCCACCGCCAAGCCGTAGGGATGCAGTAGACCAGAAATTATTGGATATCCCGGCCAGTTGGAAGTGAGGATTGAGGCTATCGCCAAACGTTACCCTTCCCTCACCACTGGTAAATTGATCCACCACAACTTCAGCCACACCGCTAATCCTGCCCCCAGTAACTACAGATCCTGAAGAGTTTGTCACCTGCGCGGCCGAAAATATCTCAACTCCGCTTGTGGATACAATATTGAAATTATCCGCAAGAACTGTGAAGCTATTAGTCACCCCGTCATTATTAATCTCGTATCCGACTACTTTTCCGTTAACGTCTAGCTTCAGAAATGCGCGGGCCTCTAGACCGTTGATGCTGGTCTGCTGACTGCTGATGGTAGCCGTGTTGCCGTCAACCGTGGTGGACACGGTATTGATCTGGCTGGCTAGCGCCGAGTCCTGATTCGCTCGCGCTATGGCCTCGCTATTGATGGAAGCCGTATTGGCGTCAATCCTTCCGTCGGATATATTAACCCATGACGAGCCGTTCCACTGGTAGAGCTTATTACCGTCATCTGTATCGATCCACAGGTCATTGACTATAAGCGTGCCGTCATTCACTGGGGGAGTTGTCTGACTGAATATCCTGTTCCTAAGCCCGAACCGAGTATCCGATCTATCCGCCCATGAAGTGCCATTCCACACATACGTCCGATTGCCGTCATCAGTGTCTATCCATAAGTCACCCACCGCGAACGGCCCGCCAGCCGGAGCGCTTGGCTGTACGAACACCCTATTCTTAGTTCCTACGGATGCTTCAAGGGAAGTTATCTGGCTGGCTTGCGCCGTCACCTGCCCGTCTATTACGGAGACCTCAGACTCAAGAGCGGTAAGCGCGGTAGCTGTAGCCTCTATTCGAGTATCGGCTACCAGCACCCATGAAGAGCCATCCCAGGCACGCTGCTTGAAGCCGTCATCAGAATCGAACCACAAATCTCCGACGTTAAAAGGGAATTGAGGGTCTGCAACTGGCTCCGCAATTTGCACGAATACTCGATTGAGGACGCCGAAACGTCCATCAGAAGTAGGCAACCAGCCTTCAGACGTGAAAGAATACAATTTGTTGTTGTCGTCTGTATCTACCCACATATCGTTAATCAGCAGATCACCCACCTCTTCACTGCCTTCAACAGGCATGTTGGGCTGGACAAATGTTCTATTACGTGCGGAGGCTTGCACTCCTACAGCCGTAATTGCAGTTTCAGCGTTCTGCAGCCTAACCGCAAAAGAATCAGACCTCCCAGACCCTAGTTGGGCAAAGAAAGCTTTCACGCCCGCTGAGTTACTCATTGATCCGTCTCCCTGTTAAGGTTTATAGTCCATAAACGTTCCCTGAAAGCTGCTGAAGCATCCGTCACTTTTACTTTCCATGTAGCAGACCATGAGGCTGTAAACTTGCCTAAGGGTCCGGAGAATGTCGGATCTATGGCGTTAGGATTGTCAATGGTAATAGCTCTACTACCTGAAACAAAAGACCATTCTACCACGTAGGGAGGGGCTCCGTCTACTACACCGGCGCCTGCGGATGTACTGGGAATGCAGGGGCTAGGTAAGAAGGCCAAACAAAAGCCGCCAGCCACGCCTCCGCCTGTAATAGTTAAATTGTTAGCCTTACGTATCAGTCGTACGTTCATGTGGGCGGTATTTACTATGTTCCCTGCATCCACGGTAGTAAGTCTAAACCTGGCATTCAAGTCTAATGCAGTGATTCCTGTCGCCGGGGCAGAGAACGTAGGATTCAAAAATGTGGAGTCGTCAATGATCATGGTATCGCCGCTGATGAACGTCCAGCCGATAATAAAAGGCGGGGAACCTCCGGTTATGGTTACATTGGCTGTGGCAGCGGGTATACAAGGGATACTACCGGCAGCCGAGCATTCACCTGTAATGTCGCTCAATTCGATAACGGTAGGTGCCGGAGGTGGCCCACTTGGAGGCAATGGATTACCGGAGCCCGGCGTAGTGCTGTCGCCAATTTCTTGCACATCTATCGAAGACCGTAGTAGCCAATCTACACCACCATTCGAAGTGGATAAACCTATTGCATCTATGCGTCCGAAGACTTGGGTTGGCACATAAGGCTCACCGCTTTCAAAGACAACATTGGAAGGCCAATTTATCGTAAATTGCCCTCCTTGCACTATGAAAATGATTAGGATTTTATCGATTGGAATATCTTGAAATTCAACCGCAGTTACTTGGGCATCGAGCAGAAGACTGTACTGTTCGGACACTAATCCATTGATGACGATTGATCCCACTGTATTAGCCGGAGGATCATCATAAATAATAGGTATCTCCACCACAGGAAACTCAGGCTGCCCTACCTCGAACAATTCGGAAGTTCTAGGCAATGAAGATATGCCTGTAGCGCTGGTAGCCCAAACCTTAGCTGACCAGATTCCGGGATAAACATTTTCGAAATCGACCGTTAAGCCTTCGACAACTCTGGGCGGCGTCCAATCATCGTCACCTCTCCGCCATTGGACAGTATAGAAAATTGCATTTGCAACTGGTTCCCAATGAGTTTCTAGTACATTGATAGCTTGCCCGTCTGCCAGCTTTACGAAATCCTGGACAGTGACAGTTGCAGGAGGTTGAATAGAAGTACTTGGTAGAAAGCTTGTCAGAGGTACTTGGACATCGAGGCCAAAATCTCCAGCAGCAAACTTCGAGGCATTATGTTCTAGAGCCGTGATTTGGTACCTATTAAAGTCCTTTTCCTCAACTTCCAAAACCCTGAATAGCTGCCCCACTACTTGAGCATCTTCAACGGCCCATATAGCATCTACAATTGGCACGCCAGGGAAAGTGGGCGTAACTGTAATCACATTGCCAGTCACATCTGACACGGTACTTTTAGCCGTGATTCCACTAGGCAACGTAACAGTAAGCGTATTACCAATTACTACTGCCGGAATTGGCATGCTGTCGATTGTAACACTACTAGAGGTAGCCGCAGCTATGCGCCCACTTCTACGACTTCCTGTCCTATTACTATCAAACACCTTAATTATTTTGCCCGGAGCAGTGATGGCACCGTCCATCCCCGTCTCGAACGAAATAGTGTTAGTTTCCAATTTCTCTGAAAGCAAAATCCAGCGCCCCATACGCTCAGCCGCGCCTAGAGATATGCCCCCAATTGAGGTCACCTCAATTACTTGGACGCCGTAGCGCGCTATACCCTCCTGATCAGCTACATAATGAATCTGCGGAGAACCGAAACGCTTAATATCGCTCCAACTTACCAAGGCCACAGTATGGCGTGCTCTCCTTGAACTACCGGAATAAGTAAATTCGCCCTGAAGTACATTACTGTTGCTGTAGGAATATACAGGGTCTTCAGGTTTATCCGCTACAGCGACTATTTGCCCGCCAGCCCAATAAGCAATACCTCGGAACAGAGATGCCAGATCTTGAATCACCTTAAAAGCTTCAGTGGCCGTCTGTAAATAGATATTGGCGACAAACCTAGGTTCAAGTCCACCTACACCATCGTCTACCATTTCATCAGCGTACTGGCCAATATTGAATAGAGCCCACTTATCTACTAAAGCCTCATCCAACAAATTACCAAGACCGTAGACGGGATGTGTTATTAAATCGAAAAACACCCAGGCGGGATTATTAGAGTAAGCGAGTTGAAAAGTTCCATTCCAAACTCCGGTATAAACACGAGTAACCGGATTGTAATTGGATGGGACCCGAATAATACGACCCTTCATGTGATATGCACGTGTAGGTATATTTTGAAATTGCGATGCATCTACAATTACACCTACCAAGGCACTATTTGGCATACGTAATTTGACATCAACAATTTCAGCTACGGATTGTACAAGCATTGTATCCTGCGTAAATTGCGAATTCTCGTTAGGGGTTATTCTTTGGATTCGCAATACCCAGCCTGACCCGGTAGTCGGAGGTAAATCAATTCTGTGGCTGCGTTCGAAGTTTTGATTGGTCTTACCCCTAAATGCTCCGTTGAACACTACTTCAAAAGCGCCTCCGTTAGTCGCCAATTCAATTTTGTAAGCAATATTGTGACCTCCTGTATTGCCTGTTTTTTTATCAACTTTGGTTAATGCAGGCACCGCAAGCCGTATACGAACTGCCGACAAGGACAAGTTTGTAAATGATCGAGTGAAATCGACCGTCAGACCTGGACCATTGTTAGTTAATTCAAGGCCAACAGCAGTCTCACTTTCAACCTCCGGGAAGTTAGATATATGATCCTGATCCTGAGTGCCTGTACGCGAATCGACCGTAACGTCCCTAAAATTAAATGATCCGTCACTATTCATTAAGGGAGTTTGATCTAAAAATACGCTCTCCAAGCCGTTAACTAGGCCTACAATCTCACCCTCACTAACAAGATCCAAAATCCGGGCGTACGCAGTCGAACGCAGCGTATCCGGACCTTCAACCGGCGCACCAGAGGACGGAGCTTTGCCGCCCCCCGAACCTGTAATTAGATTTTTATTACTCCCGGACGATACCGCCATTGAAACCGCCTCCCGGACCAAAACCTGGGCCAAAACCTAAGGGTGTAGGAACAAAAATATCTTCGCTGATAATACCCGCACTTACAACTGCACTTCCAATAATCAGTTCACCGTACAACACAGGGACGGGATTGCCTTGCGCTGTCGTATTTACCGGACCTCCAAAAGCGTAGCTGGGGGGTCGATCTTCTTTACGTTTGTCTTTAGGCAGCGGGGACAGTAATTGAATTACGCCACCAAAAATCATAGCTATGCCGGTACTGATAAGTCCTGTCGCAACCGGCCCAGTTTTAATAAGCAATGCCCCAACAATGATTAAAACTGCCCCAGCTATGATCTGTAGAATACCAGCGTTCTTGGAACCGCACAGTATGGGGGCAATCCGAATATCATTATTCCCTGGGTTATTATTTAATTCGGATACGGATAGATTGTGCTTACCGTGGAAAACTGCAAAAGCCATACCTTTATCTTTAGCTTGCAATAAAAATGCTTCAAAACCCTTGTACTGACTGCACAAAGCTCTAACAGCCTCAGCAGGACTACTTATTGCGAGCTTATGCATGCGTCCGAATCTAGCCCCTAAAACTCCGTAGAGCCTGATAGTTCTCAATGTCATGTTGGACATATTAGCCTCCTAGCTCTTTATGACGTAAGTACATGCGTGTATTGTACTTCCAATAACCGCCATATACCTCGATGCTGGATAGCCGGTTATACAGATGATGTAGCATTTTGCCTTCACCGATGTAAATACCTGCATGATTGATTACCGGTGCGCGAATCTGCATGAGGATTAAATCCCCTTTTTGCTCGGCCTCAGATATAGGCACGAATCCGGCACGTTCGAAATTCTCCATGTACATATCACCTCCATGTTCCCACCATAGATCTCGACGCGGTATATCAATCAAAGTTACGCCTAATTCCTCCCTATAATAGTCTTGCATCATGCTGTAGCAATCCAATACACCAAAGGCGTATGAGCGGCCGACTAAAGGCGCTTTATACCCTGTAGGTTCAAACGAATGGACGGCTACAACCTGCGGTTCGGGATGATCGCTATCCTTAAAGACGGCAAGTATATGCCAAGGCAATCCCGAAGTTTCGCACCCCACTAAATCACTCTGCGAGGGCCTTGCAGCGGTATTAGGATGACTGTGCACAATACCGACTATCTTACCTATATCTTCAGCGTCGGCATAGTCCTGTGGATCCAATACGAAATGTTCGCTGGGAGTCTCGGCTAAATTATGGCAGGCAAAGTAGAATTCAGAGTCCCCGGAGCCGGCTGAGATTATAAGCCCGCAAGCCTCTCTAGGAAACTCCTTAAAAGCATGTGCTGAAGCCTGCTGTAGAGTGTTGGCATCCATTTAGCTATCTCCGTACCAAATCCGCGGCAGGGAAACTGCCAAAGGGTAATGGATTTGTTGCACCAAACCGTAATTTACACGAAGACAATCTACCACCACAATCATCCAATAAGGGATCTGCAGTCGGAGTATCGTCGGGCAGCGCTACAGGGGGGCCTATATAGCCGCAGTAAGGTCCTCGATAGCCGCCGATTACGATCCATTGGCAAAAATTAGTTAGTATTTGGCGCCTAGGCAGTTTTACGCCTTGAAAATCTAGAGCACTAGCTAATTCCCATTCGATTACCGAGGAAGTCTCTTGAGTTTTACGCTCTAGGAACCATAATTCAGGGGCAAGCTCTTGCAAAGGATCTGCAGATGGATTACCGCCAGGAAAATTGACGGCATCAAGGTATTTTACCATAGTTCGCCGGCGTATTAGTCGCGCACCTATCAAATCATCCAGGGTTAACACTAAAGCTGTCAAGGCGCCTTGCAGATTACTGGCGCGTATAAGAGGCG